AGAACGCATATCCTTAATACCTTCATCAAATTTCTGTAGGTGTAGGGTAGCATCCTGAGTATTACCACGGAAGGTATATGCGTAATACATAGCGCCATCTACAATAACAGAACGAAATGATTCTGGGTAGACAGGTACATCTGTATAAACATCTAGGCTAACGGTGTTCTTGTAATACTCATACACCAGTTCATAAGCATAGTTTGGTACAGGATGAATACCATAAAATTGATTAGGCGCTCTAAAGACTCTCTTAGGTAGGCTTCTGATAGAGGTATTTGTGGTGTTGTATTCATCATCTAGATAGTTCTCTAGATATTCCTCGTAAGCAATGATCTTTAGTTTCTGGGTAATGTTGTTAAAAGTACTGTTACGTTTGATACGAAAGGAATCAAAGTCGATTGTCTTTGCATCACTAGGGTAAGCATAACGAACTGTGCCTGCAGTCAGCGTTTGGTCTTTTGTGAAGTGATTAAAGGGCCACTCAAACTGGTTCTGCCCAAGGTACTGCAGTGCAGAGTTAACAGAGTCTTTAGCCGATGAATAGAAACCAGTAGCAGCGGCAAAGTTAGCAGAGGTCAACTCAACTTCATTGAGCCTACGATTCACATCATTCACAAGGCCAAGAAAATTATAAGCTGACACGTTGTCTATCCTTAAAAGTTAAAAGAGTACCCCCGTCAAGAGGTACTCTCTGTTATCTTAGGCTAATTAAGCCAGCGTATCACGGTCAACTTCTGCAGCGGTTTTACGTGCATCAATGTCCATAAGGATAGCGAAGATACGAACCACACCCGAAGTTGGGGCAGTCGTAGCAGTGGCGATCAATAGGTCAATCGTATCAGCGGTACCAATCACGAGTGGCTGGAAGGCAGCAGCATTCTGAGCATAAGCACCAGCAGCAGCAGCATCAAGGTCAAAGCCATCAATAAAGATATCAGGCTCAGTCGTGGTAACACCAAGGTCAACAGTCGTATCGCTCGACTCACCGCCAGCAACGGTAATAACTTCCAGACCAGCGTTAAGGATGATGGTGTTAGCAGGTACCGAGATTGCTTCAATCACGTCAGCAGAAGCCAGAGCCGAGCCTTTCGCAGTTGCAGCAGCAGCGAAGTCAATCAGGACTTCTTTGAAGTAGGGCATACGCCCAGCGGTGAAACCATCAACTTTTCCGCCCGCAAGAGTAGTAACAGTAGCCATTTAAATTCCCTTTCCTAGGTTTATGGCAGAGTTAAAAGGTACCCCCGAAGGGATACCCACAGTAACTTAGCATTAAGCTAGGTTGTACTTTGCAGTGGTGATTGCTTCTGGACGCAGAATCTTACGACCATACAAGTGCATACCACGGATGATGTCCGCGAACGAGTCTGGGTCACGGTAGGTTTCGGTCTTGTTAATCTGCTCTGCCGTAGCAACAGCCGACTCATGACCAGCAACGATCACACCGTAGTTCGAGTTCTGGTTAGCAGTACCAGTCGTAGCAGCACCCGTACCAACCGAAGGCAGGTTGTTCGAGACGTACACACGGAAGCCATTCCAGTTTGACAGAACCAGACCGTTACGCAATGCACCCGAATCACCGTAGTCAGCATTCAGGAAGCGCGAGTCTTCGTCCATCAGTACTTCCATCAGCACTGGGTCGATCACAATCCAACGGCCCACTTTGTCAACATTCTGTTGATCCAGCAGACGGCCCATGCGGTTAATCAGCATGACAGGCGAGACGTGAGTGGTTGGCAGTGCAGTAGCACCGGGCAGACGAGCAGCCACAGGGATCGAATGGTCGCCAGCAGAAGCAGTAGTGATGTTACCGAAGCTGTCCTTACGGAGCTTCATCGAGGTCAGCAGTTCGTCAGAACCAGCGGTCGTAACAGCCTTAGTGCCGTTCACAACGTCATTTACTGTATCTGCATCCAAATGGAGAGCCGACTGCTTGTAACCCGACAGGTAGCCCAGAACTTCTTGGTCATGCTGGTCAGCCAAGCGGTAAGCCGCACGGTTGGTAGCCAAGTCCATGAAGTTTACGTGCGAGTGAGCTTCTTCAATATCGTCAATTTTGAATGCAAAGTAGTTAGCTTTGTCGATTACCAGCGAGAAGTCAGCGTCCTGCAGGTCTTGTGCTTGCACTTGAGTGCCACGAGCATAAGCCGAAACAGAGATTTCAGGTTCTTTGATAATACGAACAGTATCACCCTGAGCCGAGATTTCACCGAAATAATCCGAATTAGTGATGTCGCTAACAACGGTTGCCTTACGGAAAGCAAGTTGTACTTTTTTGGAATAGATAACCGAAGAGAAGTTACCGTTTGGCAAGTTGCCATAACCAGCAGATGCTTGGAAAGCCATGAGAAATACTCCTATGATATTTGGCTTGTATTAGAAGCTAAACAGAGCGATAAGAGGCTGAGTCTTTCCTAGGGTGCATCTTCTCTTTAGGTTGATCGACCTTCGAGAGACGGGCCTGTACTTTTCAGGTGAGTCTTACTTATAGTTTAGACTTGAAGTAGGCAAGTAGCATTGGGTAGTCTTGATCAGAGTCCTACGCTACTTGCCATAGTTATACGAAGTTTACCTTATTTGTCAAGAGTTATCTTGCACCACCACTCATATCATAAACAAAAGTACCATTCTGCATTGCAGCCTGAATACGCTTCTCCATTTTCTCAAAGGTCTTCATATCCATCTTGTTGACATCAGACTCACGGATAGTCTCTTTGCCACCATCAAGATCAACACTAGTCTTACCTTTAGCTACAACAGATGATGCAGCTTCTTTGGCACTGGCTTTTCTAGCCGCAGGATTCATACCCTTGTCAACTTTGTAAAGGTCAATCACACGGATTACAGCACGAGCATCTTCTTCATTCTCATAAAGAACATCCTGTACCCACTTAGGTTGTTCATCAGCCCACTCATGGAAAGCATCTGACTTACGTAGATCATCAAAATCAGCATGACTCTCACGAATTGTGTTCAGGGCTTTGTTCCGTGTAGTTTCAGTATTAAGTTTTTCATACTCATCAAACTGACGCTCATACTTGGAGAGTTTCTCTGCAGCTTTCTTCTCTGCAATAGTCTCTACAATGGATGCCACATCAGGATACTTACGCGCCCATGCTGCAATATCCTCATCCGACTTGGGTGGAAGGATTGTGCTATGATTGGGTTGAGCCTTAACAGCTTCAAGTTTAGCTTCCCATTCCTTTTCCTTCTCAGACATATGACGACGAAGATCACCATAACGCTTCTTAAAGGTACGCTCTTCTGGGTCTGTAGGTTCTGCTTCTACGGCAGCTTTAGTTTCTACAGGAGTCGTACCCTCTTCAGGTTCCTTACCCTGCATGAGGTCATTAAGTTCCTGTTCTGCATCAGCAATACGCTGACGATTCTTACGGTTGGAACCATTGTGATCTACGAGTACTTTAGTGATAGCCATTTATTATCCTTTATAGTGGGGTCAGCCTAAGCTGAGTTGCCTTATTGTTTTCCTGCCAGACCTTTTGTCTTAGCACGGGGTTTCTTTGGTTTAGGTACAAGACCACCTTCTGCAAATCTTTCAGAGCCGGGTCTTGGTGTTTGGGTATAGCTTGCGTTACCTGAGCCATACGTCGAGCTACTATATGTATTGCTTCCACCTTGAGAAGAAGTTGAGGTTGGAGTGGGTGCAGGTGTAGCTGGTCTAGGGTCTGCAGCACTCTGACGATCACGGTTGGTACTAGGGGAGTTATAACTTGTGCCAACCCTATCGTTAGCATTGCCGCCAATCACCCTGTCGTCACCAGCACCACCAAACACCCTGTCGTCTTGGTCTTGGCTACCAAAAGTCCTTGGGCGAGGGTCGCGATTGGCCGCTCTTGCAGCTTCCTCAGGGGTAAGAGGAGCAGCAGCAGGGGCAGCAGCAGGAGCGGCTGGTGCTGTTGCAGGAGGAGTAGCTGCAGGAGGATTTTCCCCTTCTTTTCTTCTGAGGGCTGCGTCATACTGGTTACCCATACCCACAACTCCAGTTGAGATTAATCCTTTTTCTACAAGAGAGAGTCCCCCAACATATCTTTTAACTTCCTCTGACAATGCTACATACTCTGGCGAATTTAATTTACCCTGAGCTTCTAGTCTTTTCAAAGCCGCATTAGCACCAGCAATATTTAGAATATCTTTGTCTTTTCCCGTAAGGACACCGAACAATCCACCATCATCATTAGGATTTTTAAGTAAGTCCATACCAAATTTAAAGGGGTCGTTAGTGATAGCATCATAGTTTTCATCCGCCCAAGCGTCATAACTGTTTGTCGTATCTTCGGGATTTCCAAAACCATCATCGTCACGTTTTTTCTTTTTTGGCTTTGGGGTTGCAGGATTAGTAGCATCATAGGTATCTTGCAAAGCCTGTGTCCAAGGAACAAAACCATCAGGGATTCCACCCAAGGGTCGATCACCCAGAAAATTGATAGATTGTTTTTTGCCTGTGGTTGGGTTAAAGTACAAACGAGTTGTCGTAGCATTACTATCCATCGTGAAATCACCACGATCAAACGCCATGCCACCCTCAGCCATACCAGACATAGCCTGTGCTAGCATCTGTTCTTCTTCTGGTGTAAGCTCTTCGTCTTGTCCCTGCATAGGTACACCACGAGGGTCTACAGGTACACCGCCAATACGACCAGCAGACTCCATCTCCCTCATACCCTGCTTGGCTTGACTACGTAGGTCTTCAAAGAAGCGAACACCATAGTAGCGCAAGACATCTGCGGGAACTACATATTCACCACCAGAAAGTTTTGCATCTACATCATCACGAACTTCAGAAGCCAAAGCTCCGGGAGGGATGTTATTGCCAGTCACGGGTTCTCTCGACATACCATCATCGGCCATGCCACCCTGTTGCATTAGTCTATTCATCTGTTCTTCCTCTACCATGCCACCTTCGGCAAATTCTCTTTTAGCTTTCTTACTATCAGGATTCTCTAATAGATCATCCTCAAGTTTTTTTCTAAGCTCTTTTTCTATAGCTACAGGAAGTCTTCCTGTTGGCATATAGTTCTCACCGTATATAGGTTCTTGTCCAAGTCTGGCATATACAGAATAACCTTCATTAGCTGCTCTATCGTAAACTGTAGATGGTAAAGTTTTTTGTCTTTCTTCTGGGGTAAGTTCTGCCCACAACTGTGCAGCACGAGATTCAATTTCACCCGGATTTTCTTGATATTTTTGAAAAGCTAGCTTTGATAGTCTGTATCTTTCAGACTTAAAAGCATACTCAGTTTTTCCCACATCCTTATAAAGTTTAAGAATTTTAAAGGGGGATGCAAAGTTACCAAGGTCTTCAAAATCTTTTCTAGCTTTCTCTGCAGCTTTTTCTAAACTATTAAGCTTAACTACGTCTTTATACATTTCCGCAGAATTAGTTCTCCAAGGGCCGGGTTTTTCTAATCCTGTTACGGGATCAATCTCTTTTGTCTTCTCAAGAAAGTATGAAGGGGCTGCACCACCAGACGTTCTTTCAACAGCCTGAACACCATGTTGTAATTCATGTATTGCAATACTACGTATTTTATCTGGATTATCATCCTCTAAATTTTGCAGACTGAGGTTAAGTGTTTTATTCCCAGCATCAAAACTGGCTGTATCTTTAACCAGAGTAGGATCAAAAGCAACTTCAAAACCTTCAATTTGTGGGTAGTTGTCGTAGAACTCTGAAAAATCAACAACGTCTTTAATCGGCAACCTGACTGTTCCATCCCCACCTTTAGTCACTTGATTTTTAGAAGTAGAAGGGACTACTTGTTTAAGTGCATCAAAGTCTCTAATAGATGCTCCTTTAGGGTCAATACTAAAAACAGGTCTAGATAAGCCTCCTCTTTGTGGGAGATACTGAATGGTC